GGGGAAAGACATCGTAAAGAAATGGAACGAACTCAACAATCATTATCTCGAATTTCAACAGATCAAGACCCCTGAAAAACCGTGACGCTTACCGACGGGGTTGTTTTTTTAAAACCGTTCAAGACGGAAAAGGACAGGGAATATCTCTATCGTCTTGCCAACGCCGACAACAAAATTATGACGTATGACGCTTGCTTTAAGTACGCCCGCGATTGTTGGGTTGGGTACACAGCGACAGGGGTAAGGGGAGGGGTGATTGACCTCTCCTACCTCCCTGAGTACGATTGGTGGATGCTTAACGCTTATCGGGATGATAGAGTTCTCGCCAAAATGGAACGAAGAGATTGGAGCATTCGTGCCGCGAATTTAATCATTAACCATTTTTTTCTTTGTGAAAAATACAAGAACTATGATAGGCTTTATACAACGCATGAATTGAGAAAAAAAAGAATCACAGCATTCGTTAAAAAATTGGGTTTTATAGAAATGGGGAGCCTGATGTCAGACATTGGAAATTTTCTTTTGCTTGTGAAAGTGAGAGATTGATGCAGGTTCTAGGAACTTATTTAAATATCATTGACCCCCTTGATTTAGGATACTCACCCAAAGGAGGAGCTTATTGGGGATTGGGTGGAAATATAGTTCCTACAAAAGATCAGGATTGGGGGACAGGAGAGCATAGCAAAGATAGAAAATCAATCAAGCCGGGAGAACCAACTCCCCCAAGCGCGGATTCCGCAGGCGCGGCGGCGGAGGATAAAATGACAGAATCAAGACGGGCTCTTCTTACTTCAGGCGGTGAGACTTCTCTCACGGGGCCCGGCGGCGCTCCTATTTTGGGCGGCATGACTTCTTCAAAAACTCTTTTGGGGGTCTGATGAAAAAAAATAATCCTGTTTCGAAATCCCCGATCAAATCGTCCAATCCTTCTTTTCATATCGGAAATTCTCCGGCAGTTTCCCCCAATTATGCTCAAGCATCCAAAGTCGCCGAACGAGCCGCGCAAAAAGCGATCTCAGCAAAACCCAAGAAATTTAAAAGCGGGGGTTGGTGATGGCTTCCGACATCAAAAGAATCCTCGGCGATTATGAACAGCTTTATGATGCAGAAGGAAGTTGGCGTTCTTATTATCAAGACATCGCAAATTTCTGTCTTCCCCGAAAAGCGTGGATCAATTCTATCCGGGTTCAGGGCGAGCGTTTAAAAGATAATTTCCTTTACGACATTCGCGCCATCCGAAATCTTAAAGACATGGTTTGCGGGTTCCATTCCAATCTCACGAATCCTTCTTCGCGTTGGTTCGAAACAGCATCCTATAACGACAAGTATATGCAATCGGGATCGATCCAGAGATATTTCAAGAAACGGGATGATATTAAATTTGATATTTTAAATAATTCGAATTTTGACGATGGGATGCTGGAGAATTATCTGGATCACGGAGCTTTCGGGACAGGGAACCTTCATACCGAAGAAGATGAAGTGGATGAGGTTCGGTTCATGGAAATCCCGGTCGAGCAATATGTTTTTGTGGAAGACGCGCGCGGGAGAGTTTTTAAAGTATACAGAAAATTCACTTATACCGCGCTCCAATGTAAAGATAGGTGGGGAGATAGGTGTCCCAAAGAAGTGAACGACGTTTTGCTCGATAAACCGTACCAGAAATTTGAGATCGTCCATTACATCGGGCCGAGGGACAAAAGAAATCCGTGGAAAGCCGACCGTTCGAATATGCCGTGGGAATCTCTTTGGATTATGGTTAAACCCGAACAGCTTTTGGCGGAAGGCGGGTATCAAGAAATGCCCTCCGCTATCGGTCGTTGGTGGAAAGATGCAAACGGAGATCCGAGAGGTTTCAGTCCCGCGATGGATGCCCTAGCCTCGATCAAACTTTTGAACGCGCAGAAAAGAACTTTCATACGGCACGCTATGAAAGCCTCTGACCCGGCTTGGATGGCTCCTTTCAGGAGTTTTTTGAATACCCCGAACTTTAATCCTTCCGCCGCGAACTATTACGACTCGAAACATTTCAAGGCTGATGCCTTCAAGTTTTTGAATCCCGAAGGAAATTTTTCTCTTAACGTCGAAGCGATGGATCTTGAGGCGTATGAGATCGAGCGGGCATTTTACGTCGATGTCTTTAATTCGATCTCCGCACTCACCCAAGACAAAAAGAAGAGAAGCGTTCCTGAGATCCAGCGGATCATTGGGGAAGGCATGGCAAAACTTGGCCCTATTATCGGAAAGGTATTGACTGAAACTATAACTCCGACGTTGAGAAGGGTTGATGCTATCTGCGAACGAAGATTTCTCTATCCTCCGAAACCCAAAGAACTGGAAGGCGAGAAAGAAAAAATAATTTATCATTCCCCGCTTGCAAGGGCTCAACGTCAGTCTCAAATGCTCGGTCATACCGCTTTTATGGGAATACTCACCGAACTTTCTAACTTCGACCGTTCCGTTCTTGATCCCTACGATCTCGATAAATGGTCAAAAGTTATCGCTGATATTCAGGGAGTCGATCCTGAGATTTACCGGGACGAAGAAGAAGTTAAGAAGATGCGCGCCGCGCGCGCCAAGATTCAGATGCAACAGCAACAGGTCGCTACCGCAGAACAAGCGGCCTCTGCAACCCTCCACGGAGCCAAGGCTCAAAAAGCCCAAAAGGACGCTGAGAATGTTCATGCGTAGTAACGGTATCGCAACTGATGTCAATTTATTGACGATCAGAAGAACCAAGGCGCGACTTCCTCTTCCGCAACTCGCTTGGATGGCTTTTAGGTATATCTTCAATAAGAACGGGGAAATGAATAGCTGGCTTTCCATCCCCGACAACAAAATGTCGAAAGAAGAGATCGCGGATCTCATGTCCTCCATCGTGAATTGGAATGATTGGATCAGAGTCCAGAAAGAAAAACTCGCCAAGAAATTCGGGAATGAATACGTCTTTAACGACATCCGTCCGGTGGGAACCAAAGGAACCGTTTTGGATGAGATCGAATTTCGTCTTTCAAGACTTGGCTGGATCATGCACGAAGGCGAGAACGGAACTATCCATAAAAAATATCTCGATTTCATGGAGCATAAGATCGATTACAAAAAACATTACGGTCTTCAGCAAGCCTTTAAACCCTCGGATTTTATCAAGGCTCAGGAAGCTTTGAAACAAGCGATGCGGGACAACCCCGAAGACTATGCCAAACCAAAATAATATTTGGGAAGAAAAAGCATGGTCAATGCTTTATAAAAACGCATCGAAAGGAATAACCATTTTTGATGTAGAGCATTACAAGAAAAAGCTTGGGTGGATTTTGAAAGGGGAAATCGGCCAATTCACGGGTTTCAAATTTATTCATGGATAAAGACCTCTGTAAAAAATGCGGTCAATGTTGCCAAGTTTACACCGGCTCCCATTTCACGCGCTGTCGATTTTTAAACTCAGACAACCTCTGCGCGATTTATGAGAACAGAATTGGGAGAGATTTGGGATGGAGAGCGAGATGCGGATTCAGAAAAGACGTTCCGTTCAATTTCCCGAACTGTCCTTACAACGTGAAAGGTCAATCTTTTCACCCCGCTTACCGAGGAGAAAAATATGCCTGATGAACAGATGGATGCCCTCAAGAGGATAGAACATGACCTTCAAGTTCTCATCGAAAAAAGTGATGTCCGATCATGGGACTATGGGACTTTTAAAGAAATGAAAGAAGTAATTTCCGATATAATCTACGAACGCAAAACAATGACGGAGCCAAAATGAAACTCACTTTGGATATTTCAGTCAAGCCCGAACGAGGATTACCGTTAATGTTTCTTTCTGCCGAAAAAGACGGGAAAGTTTTGGATTTGAAATATGACCCGGCTCTTACCATCTCCGATTTGTTTGAGAAGTTTGAGGGAGTGACGGGGGAGAAACAAGAGACTGTCACTATGCCGATTCGTCTTCAATCTTCCATGCCACGAACTGACGAGTTGGCTTCATCTCAAGAGAAAGAAGAACCTCTCAAAACTCAACCCAAAGTCGGAGATTTTAACCCTGAAGAAATCCAGAGAGAAGATTTAATTCAGATCCAAAACGTAATGTCAGGATTAAAAGATGCTTCGGGGAATGAACTTTCAAAAAGAGAAGGAATAAAACAGGGAGGAGTTTACAGAGTTCTAAAAATCAATCAGAACATTATCACGACTCCTGACCCTCAGAATCCAGAGGGTGAACCCATAATGACGAAGATCGTCAATTCCTACGAAGTGATCGACGATAAAGCTCCGCGTCCAGAACGTCTTTCGGTTTTCCCTTCCGAATGCGTTCTTTTCAAAAAGCGAGAGAAGAAGATCAGCATTGTGAAACCCGTCTTCTCGGAATTTCTGAAATGTCCGAACTGCGGAGAAGTAAACGCTCTTGTTTTGAAAGGGAATAAGTTCGAAGGGTCTTGCGGGAAATGCGGAGAGAAAAACTCCATCGAACGAGTGATTGAACTTTGCCCGAACGAGAAATGCGTGGATGCGGGAAAGGCGAGATCGAAGGTCGCCTGTTATTTATACGAAGGTAAGTTTGTCGGAACCTGCGGAAATTGCAAGACCTCCGTTGAGAAGGAGCTTGCCGCATGAACCCTTGGGAACCGTTAAAAGGTCTTCCTGAAGATGAGAATGAACGTCTAAAAGAAAGGGCGAAGCATTACAAGGCTCTTTTCAATTCGGGAGCGAGTGCCGATTTCGTCTTGGAAGATTTAAAGGTCAATTTCTTTTTTTACGATACCACAGCAGACCCGAACCCCGTCTTTAGAGATTTGAAGGAAGGAAACAGGCAGGTAGTGTTGCATATTTTGAAAGCGATTTCTCACGACGAAAAAACAGAACCACAACCACAGGAGAATCAAGATGGCTGAGCTAGTCGAGATCGAGAAAAATGACGTTATTTTGGCGAACGGGAAAAACTACCGGGTGCTTTCGGTTTTCAAACCCGATGGCGAGATCAAAAGGGTCGATGGTATCGATGATACCGAAGACAGCCCGATCCGAAGAACGATTTGGTCGAAAGACATTCAGCGCATCGTCAGGAAAGCTCCGAAGTTAAAGCCACAACCCGAACCTCAACCCGAAGGAAAGGTTGTTGAAAAAGAACCGATCCCTGCGGGAGTGGCCGAAGACGTTAAGAGCCGCGAGCATCTAAAAACATCCTCTTCCGAAACCGCCAAGAAAAACCAAGACCAAGCAGGAGCCAAGAAATAAAATGCCAATCACATACGAAGATTCAGCGTTAGGAACAAATGAAGCGGTCAAGGGATTCGACAAAACGGACGATCTTGCGAAAGCGTATCTCGATCTTCACGGGAAAGTTTCGTCGGGGAGCATGGAAACTCTCCCGCAAGATTTAAGAGAAAACGAAACGGTCAAGTTTTATAAGACGGTTCCCGACGCTTTAAAGGGACTGATTGAAACAAAAAAGCTTGTCGGCGGAATCAAACGACCTCCGGCAGATGCGACAGGTTACAAGTTCTCGAACGTCGATGGACTTGATGCTTCCGTAAAACCCGATGCAGGGTTCCAGAAAGTGATCGCGGAGGAAGCATTAAAAGCGGGACTCCCGGCGGAACACGCCGATTTCGCTCACAAGATTTCGATGCAGTATTTGAACAACCTTGTCCTGAAGCAAAGACAAGCCGGCGAAGAAAGATTCAAAGCCAATGATGCCATTCTGCATCAGGAGTGGGGCGCGGATTACGAAAAGAATTTCAACGGAGTTGTCCGTATGCTTGTGAAATCCGGAGTGGATGAAAAGGACGCGGGATCAGCGATGAAAAACGCTCCGAATTTCCTGAAAGGTCTTGGGAAGATAATGAGTCTTCTTTCCGAAGACAGTATCGAAAACCTCGGAGGTCACGAAGGAGGTGGTGGCGCGACGGATGCGGAAGAGAAAGAGTATCAGGAGTACCGTACCGCTCTTCAGACCCAAGACCTGAAACACGCCTATTTTAACGAGAAGCTTCCCGGCCACATGAAGGCCGTTGAGAGGTTTACTTATCTCAACAAAAGGCATTACGAAAAAGCATCTCAAAAATAAAGTTTGCATTGTTTTTGAAGTATGATATATTTGCATAGAGATTATTAGGAACTCCAAAGAGGGATTCTCCGATAAATTTTCGGCTCCTTCGGAAAAGTTCTTAAACCTCTAGCAAGAAGAACAGACCTTCCTCGGAAGATTCTCTGTTTTAGAGTTAAATAAAAAAACTTTAAAATGGAGGTCTTCCAACATGAGCGCACCCGACACAGCTTTTGTGAAGCAGTACAACGATACGATCTATCTGTTGGCTCAACAGATGGATACGCGCATTCGAAGTTCAATCGTGGTTGACACGAATTGGACAGGCGAGCAAAAGTTCTACGATCAGTATAACCAGGACGTAATGACGGAGATCATCAACCGTTATGCGGCCACCCCGATCCAACTTCCCGATTTCAGGAGACGAGTTGTCGCTCCCAGATTTTTCGTGAGTGCGTCCCTCGAAGATCCGAAAGATGCCCTCCAAACCGCCGTTGATCCGAAATCAACATTCATGCAGGCGAAGGTTGCCGCGGGGAACCGCACGACCGACGACCTCGCAATTTCGGCGATGGGTGGAACGGCGTACACCGGGAAAACAGGTTCCACAGGCGTTACCTTTCCTTCCGCGCAGAAGATCGCGTACAATTATCAGTCGGGCGGGAATGGCATGACCAAAGTGAAGTGCATCGGAGCCAAACGAATCCTCGATGCCAACGAAGTTGAAGCAACTGATCGCTATGCCCTAGCGACCGCTCAACAGATTTCCGATCTCCTGAACACCACGGAAGTCGCGTCAAGCGATTATAACGTGGTCAAGAGTTTGGTTCAGGGTGAGATCAACACATGGCTTGGTTTTGTGTGGATCAGGTCGGAACGTCTTTTGACGGATGGTTCCTCGAACCGCTTATGTTATTTCTATCAGCGGTGGGCGATGCAACTCGCCATCCAGAAAGAGATCGAAGGACGGATCGATGAGCGCGTCGATATGAACATGGCGTGGCAGGTTTACCTTCGTATGTGCATGGGCGCAACCCGTCTCGAAGAGGGAAGAATCGTCCAAGTGGCTTGCACCGAATCGTGGTAAACCAAAAACTTTAAAAGGAGGATTCGAACATGAGTTCAATTCAAACTGTTTATGGAACTTTGGCAACAGCGTTTAACACCACGGGTTCAACGGGCGGTCCCGCGAACTGGCAGTTACCGGGGACTTACGATACCCCCGTCCGGTGCATGATCGATACCTATACCCCGATTGGGACAGAAGCGGCAGGTTCCGTGATCTATCTTTTCACGGACGGAATCAACAAGCGTTTACCTCAAGGCGCAAACATTCTCAAGATCGATTTTATCATGTCAAGCACCACAAGTAATTTGACGTGTTCGGTCGGGGATTTGAACAGCGCAACGAGGTATGTAAGCGCAAGCACAGGGTTTGCCGGTGCAACAGCGTTCAGTATTTCGGGTGTGGTCAGCGGCGCTCCATATATCATCGGAACGAACCCGAACACAGCGGCATTGGGTAAGGTAACGAACGGTGACGATCAGATCATCTTGACGACCGGGGGGGCGACACTTTCCGCCTCGACCTCGATCATCTCGGCGGTCTTGTATTACACCCTCACCAACTAAAAACGCATTGGCCAAAAGCGGGGAGGAATTTCTTCCCCGCTTGAAAGCCGAAAGGAGAGAAAAATGAAAAAAATTACCTCAGTTCTCCTGATGCTGATGCTGATTCTTCTTCCGGCTTCCGCGTTTGCGTCAGTTGGTGTGAAACAGAACGGATCGTATGTCGGTCAGGCCACGGACATTGATTTTGATTCCGGCGGGTTCACGCAGACATTCGATGGCTCGACCGATAAGGTAACGTACGGGGCAGGGCTTCTCGCCACAGGACGTATCGGTGGCGCTTCCACGATGTCTTCCTCCTCGACTTATTTGGGATCGGGAGGAATTGCTTATTCGTATGTTGAAAAACGAGTCGGCGGCGGCGGTGGTCTTGATAGCACAGGGATTGGGACGTCTCTCCCTAACGGTACTGTCGGGCAGATTATCACGTTTGTTATTACAGCCCTTCAGACTAGCGGAACGTGGGTTGTGACCCCGGTGACTTCCAACGCCTTTACGTCGTTGACTTTTACGGCGGTTGGTAGCACAGCGACATTGCTGTATGTCAACAGCACCGTTGGTTGGGTAGTTTTAAGCTCCACGACCGTAACAATCGCAAGAAATCAGCTTCCGTAGTCAGGAACCGAAAGGATTATTGGGGGCGGGTTTAAAAACCCGCCCCCATTTTCTTATGGCTAAAAAGTTCCTATCTTACTTTCTTGGCGGGTTTCTCGGCCTTCTGATTATCGCCCCGCCGATCAATTACGAAATTCCTCTTTTGATAAATTCCTTCCATTGGCTTTACATGATTTGTGCTACCGGTCTTTTTGGATTCTTCCTTTGGAAAACGAATCTCAATATTTGGCTGAAGATTCTGTCTGCTTTTTTATTCGCCTCTTGTTTTTTGAGTCAAGCTCCTGCCCTCAGTTTTAACGCTTACGTTCTCTGCGTGTTTTCTTTCTACCTGATAGTGGCGTTCAAGGTTTGCGATTTCAAAATTGTCATAGGATTTATCGAAGCGGCGTTTTGGTTCGAAGTGGTTTTGGGAATTATGCAGATTCTCGGGAAAGACGTTCTCCTGAGCTTCGAAAAGCGGGAAACGGTATTCATGGGGACGATGATGCAATACATGAGATGCTCTTCCGTCATTATGTGTATGGCCCCGTTCCTTCTCCTGAAAAGTAAATGGTATCTGATTCCCCTGGTAATCATCTGTATCCTGTCTCGTTCTTCAACTCTGGCTTTATCTTTAATCGCGGGTGGAGTGGTTTACAATTTTCTTGTTTTAAAGCGATTTCGGTTGTCAAGTATTATCGGAGGAATTGTATGCGTGGCGCTTTATGCTCTATACGATTGGGGATCTTGGCAGGGAGCCATCGTCGCTTCAAACGGGGGTCGGTTGATTACATGGGTTGCCGTTGTCAAGACTTGGCTCTTTGATTTGTCGTTGGCGACTCCGGCATCTATTTGGAAGATGAACGGGCCTTTCAATCTTCAATGGTTTTTGTTCGGTCATGGGATGGACACATTCCTTCCTCTTTTCCCTATCTATAAGCATGACCTCAACCCGTTCCCTCAAGCACACAATATGTATCTTCAATGGCTTTGGGAAATCGGGATTATCGGATTCGGAATCCTCTCGGCGTATTTGATTTCTTTAATAAAAAAATTGCTGAATAATGATAAGTATATTTTAGTCGCAGGACTTGTTATTATTGGGGTAGATGGTTTTTTCGCTTTTCCCGACAGACTCACTCAGTCGATGTTTTTGATGATCGCTTGGCTTGCTATTTGCGAAAGGGGAACAATTCATGGATAGTTCAATGACAGTTTTAAAAGTTACGAACTCAGCGCTCTCGAAGTGCGGCGTGGCAAGTCTCACGACCACGGCAGACGCGACAAAACCAGGCAGAGTCACGCTTGGGGTTTATCCTCAACGGCGCGATTATTGCCTTTCTCAAAATCCTTGGACGTTTGCGACAAAGACTGTTCTCTTAACTCCGATGGTCGTTTTGTGGCAACCCAATACTTCTTACGGGGTCGGGAGTTTTGTGAACGTCGGAACCACGGCTTACATTTGTCTCGTCTCTCATACGTCGAGTAATTTCACGGCGGATCTTGCGTCGGCTTATTGGCAGGTTTCAAATTGGGTCACGGGAACAGCTTACACCTTCGGCCAGTTTGTGAATCAAGCGGGGAGCGTTTATTGTTGCCTCGTCCCGCATACGTCAGGAACTTTTGCGACAGACCTCGCAAGTATTTATTGGGTCGTTCAAACGAATCTCACGATCAATCTCGTCAATTTCTCGGATGGAGTAAACCTCGCCTACAATCTTCCTTCAGATTGGATAAAACCGTACAAATGGAATTTTGATGGGGCTATCAGGAGAATTGAAGGAAACATTATTTATTCCGACACTCTAGGTCTTGCCGTGAAATATATTTGGGCGAATGATACACCGTCCACTTATTCCCCTGAGTTCATCGAATGCCTCGCTCAGTCCATCGCGGCGGAGGTTTGTTATGACCTCACAAATAACGCGGCAAAAGCAAAAGAATTGAGCGATAAGTGGGATGAAAAATTACTTCAGGCTATCGCCGCGGATTCTCAAAACTCTACACCCGATGCCGCTATCCAAAATGAGTGGTTTATAGCTAGACTATCTGGAGCCCAATCTGCTGTTGTCCAACCTGGCGAAGTCAGTTTCTTTGGGACAGGAACTGTCTAATGACCATCGAAAGTTTGAAAAAATGGAAAAGAGATAATCCTGAGAAGAGAAAGAAAAGCGGGCGTGTATACTTTCAGAAATATAAGGAGAAAGTTTACGCCCGAAGAAAAAGATGGCGAGATAGCCACAAAGAAGAATATTTAAAAAAAGACAGGGAATACAAATTGAAGAAATCTCCCGAAGTGAAAGAAAGAGAGGCCGATAGAGAGCGAATGAGAAGGCTTGTTTTGAGATACGCCGTTTTGTCTTATTACTCCAAAGGAGATAAACCTGTATGCGCGAGATGCCCCACTTCCGATATTCGAGTATTAGCCATTGACCATATTTATAATGATGGGGCCAAGGAAAGACGAATGCTTGGGAAGGGAAATAAAAGAGGTTCTCCTTCGATGGTTATTTATAAATGGATTATTGAAAATAATTTTCCTCCTCGTTATCAAATTCTTTGCCATAACTGTAATTTTTTAAAGAGGCTCGAAAATGAGTAAGGCTACCTTCACACAAAATTCATTCGGACTCGGCGAGGTCAGCCCCCGCGCACTTGGTCGCTTTGACGCTGATAAGCCTATCTGGAAACAGGGTGTCGCCAAACTTGAGAATTTTATGAATCATAAGGTTGGGGGTGCTTTTTTTGCGAACGGAACTCAATACATCGCAAGCGCGAAACAATCTAACGCTCCTGTCCGTTTAGAACCTTTCAAATACTCCATCTCTCAGCAGTATATCCTCGAACTAGGAAATCAATACATGAGGTTCTTTGCCAATAAAGGACAAGTCGTTGTTTCTGCTGGCGCTCCTCTTGACGCTAATACGATCCTTCTTTCTCATTTCGACGGAACAAATGGACAAGCGACTTACACGGCTGAAACGGGACAGACGATCTCTTTCTTTGGATCGGCGCAACTCGATACCGCCGTTTATAAATTTGGCCCTTCTTCCTTGAGACTGGACGGAGTGAATAGTTATGTGTCGCTCCCTGATGCCCCTGGATTTAATTTTGGGACAGGGGCGACCACTTGGGAGACATTCGTTCAGTTTTCTTCTACCGCATCGCCTGTCGATATTCTAGGACAAGAACAAGACGCGTATAATTTTATGTCTCTTGGGTATTTTCCCTCCGGCGCTCAACTTTTCTGGAAGGTTGTTGTTGCAGGAACCGCTATTTTGAATAAATTTGAAAGCTGGACTCCCACAGTAGGAGTGATGTATCACATCATGGCGGTTCGAACTGGAAATGATTTTCATTTGTATATCAATGCCGTTGAGATAGGTTCAGTAACAACTACTTCTATCACTCTTCCCGACCTTACCGGAAATTTCGTTATAGGCCATAACGCCAATAATTACCCAAACTATTTTAATGGGTGGATCGATGAAGTCAGGATTTCGAACGTCGCAAGAACGGTTGTCGTCCCTACAAATCCTTATGGCGGAGCTACGGCATGGGTGACGAGTCATGGTTACGTTGTGGGAGATTTCGTAAGCCAGGGAGGAGTGACCTATATTTGTTTGGTGGCTCATACTTCCGGGACCTTCGCTACGGATCTCGCCGCGGGAGATTGGTCGGCACAACAGCAACTTGAGATCGCAACTCCTTTTGCGCAAGCCGATTTATTTTCCTTGCAGTTCGCTAATAAAGCGGATGTTTGTTATATCGTAGGTGCAAATTATCATCCTCAGAAATTAACGAGACTTTCCGCGACGAGTTTTTCAATCGCCAATGTTAATTTCATTCGAGGCCCTTTCCTCGACCAAAATATAACGACAACCACGATAACGCCTTCAGCGGCAACGGGAGCGAGCATCACACTTACGGCCTCGACCTCCATTTTTAAAGTAGGACATATCGGAGCATTATTCAGGATTAATTCTGCCGCAGGGGTCGGTGCTTGCGTTAAAATAACGGCGTTCACTTCAGGGACGGTTGTGACAGGAGACGTTCAAGCGGAGCCTGATGGAACGGCAGGAAATATCGGAGGGACAGGGGCTTACACGAATTGGGCGGAAGGAGCTTTTTCGACAGTTCAGGGATGGCCTGTCTCGGTCGTTTTTCACGAACAGCGTCTTGTTTATGGTGGAGCGTTAGGGAAACCCGGTAAATTCTATGCCTCTAATACGGGAGCTTATGATAATTTCAATGTCGGAGGAAACGGATTCGGGACCGCAACAGATTCGAATTCTTATTCTTATGAACCGGGGACTGATGAGGTTTGCGCTATCCGTTGGCTTGCTTCCGCGGCTACTTTACAGATCGGGACTTCAGGAGGGACTTTTACCGCTCAAGGAGGAACGGCGGGAATCACTCCGACGAACATTCAAGTAAATCCTGACACGAATTATGTCGTTTATCCCGCTCGTCCACGAAGGATCTCGAATTATCTTTATTATCTTTCGGGAAGCGGGTTCATTCTCAATCAGCTTGTGTTCAATCTCTATTTTAATCAACAGGAAGCAGAAGATATTACAATGCTGGCCGATCATATTTTAAGAGACGGAGGCGGAGCTTTCCAGATGGCGAATCAGCAATCGCCTTCAGACAGATTGTGGGTCGCAAGAAATGACGGACAGCTTGCCATTCTGACGCGAGATGCAAAACAACAGATCATGGCTTGGGCTCGAAGAATCCCCGGAGCAACAGCTTTCGGAGCGGGACTTTTTGAAAGCGTAGCTTCTCTTCCCCAAGATTCAAACGACGATCAGATATGGGTGTCCGTTCAAAGAAATGTGAACGGAACGGTATATCGTTTCATAGAAATTTTTACCCCTGAATTTTTTACGAATGTGTGGGATTCTATCAATGTAGATTGTTGCTTGGCTTTTAATAATCCCGTGATGATAACTGGCGCGACAAAAGCCCTTCCTTGCGTTATCACGGCTCCCTCTCACGGATTTTCAAACGGGAACCAAGTCAAGATTGAAGGCGTTGTCGGAATGACACAGTTGAACGGGAACCAATATCTCGTCCAGAATGTGGCCACGAACACTTTTTCCCTCACCACTTTGCTCGGAGTTCAAATCGACAGTTCTTTATTCTCCGCTTATGTTACAGGAGGAAATGTCCGTAAGATGGCGCAAACATTTTCAGGGCTCTCTTATCTGAACGGGGAATATGTTAAGGTTCAGGCCGACGGAGTTGACATCGGGACATTCCTTGTTTCGGGAGGTGCTATTACTATCAACAGGATGGCGGCCGTGGTTTACGCGGGTCTTCCTTACTCTGGAAGCCTTCAACTGCTTCCTTTGGGAGACGGATCTCCTTTAGGAACAGGCCAAACAAAATACAGGAAAGTTTATCTTTCCGCGCTCAGAGTTTACAGGTCTTTAGGCGGGACGATTGGTTTTGTCGATAACAATGGAAATCTTTTAAGAACTATGACCGATCTTGATTATGCAAAATCTGAACTGGCGGCCGCTCCTGACGGTCTTTACACCGGCGATGTCGAGCAAATTCCTGATTCTGATTTTACGAAATACGCGAGCGTTCTCATTCAACAGACAAAGGCGAATCCTTTATTCATTCTCTCCGCGATCATCCAAAATGAGGAGCAGGAAAAATAATGCCTATTCCTTGGGACGCGATTGATTCTGATGTTGCTTCCGGCGGAGGGGGAGGCATGAGTTTCTCCGGGTGGGGGGATATTTTAAAAGTAGGCGGAGATATTTTTGGAGGTATCGGCTCGTTCATGCAGGGGTCAGAGATGAACGATGCTTATAAATATAACGCTCAAGTCTTAAATGAACAGGCTCAACTTGTGGAAGCGGCTGGCGCGTTAAAGGTCGAAGAAATCGGAGTCGCGGAAGATGAAATGCTTGGAACTCAGAAAGCGGTGTATGCGAGAGCCGGTGTAACGATGTCGGGATCTCCGACAGACGTTGCTTTACAGACCGCGACGAATTTTGAATATGACAAGCTTGTGACGAAATATAATACCGAAGTCGCCGCCTCAAAAATGAAATCGGAAGCGGGTTTGCAGACTTATTACGGAAGGATGAGTAAGCAAAAAGGCGAGTTCGCTTTCGGACAATCCCTCATAAAAGGGGCAATGGACGTACTCCCGCTCATTGGTATGGCGGCATAATGGCGAAAATCCAAACGTACGACTCTCAAGTTCAGCTATCAGAAGAAAGCCCGAAAGCACAGCAAGATCCGCAGAAGATGGCCGCTCCAGGTGAACTTGTTTCTGAAGCAGGAAAGACGCTTGGTGAACTTGGCGATTACATGAACAAACTTCGTGACCTTCAGCAGAGTACGGCAGGGATGCACATACTACGCCAATCCGTCCAACAGCATTATGTGGAGGCGGCAAATAGTGCAGACCCCATGAAGGCGTTAGAGAAGGTCGACGAAAACTTCCAAAAAGATATGGAAGCCGCCTCAAAACATATAAGCTCGGTCGAAGGCCGTGAGAAGTTTATGCAAATGGCTTCGTCCTACGTTGATCGGAAATCAATCGGGCTTCAATCAACTTTAATGAGCAAAGCTAATAAATTAACTGAAGCGTCAGTCGCAAAGGATATTGATGAACGGGCAAAAGACGTAATTTCATCACAGCCGAAGGAACACGCTCAAGCGATGTCAGATTTTAAAGCCTATGTGGATTACACAAAAGAAACGTACCCAAACCATCAAGGAATCCAGAAGTATTACGATCATGTGATGAAGACCTTGCCTGAAAAGATGTTCTCGGCGGACATCGGGAAGTGGGATCAGATTGAAGGCGACCCTCATCCTTATCTTCAAAGCATCCAGAAAGAACTTCAAAAAGGAGATAAGGGTTGGTACAAAGACCTTCCTCCTGAGAAAAAGGAGTGGGCGATCACTCAGACAAATAAGGCCATGAAACAGGCTGATGTCAAAATGGATTACAAACAGAGAAATAATCAGCATAAAGCAGACAAAAAAGCGACCGTTCTTTTTGCGATGGGTCAACTAACTCCCGACAAACTCGCTGAAAGCTCAGTCGGAATGTCCCGCGAACGATTCGATTTATTGAACAAGAATAGGGACGTTATCACTTCTGAAGAACCGCATCCTCAAGAGTTCGCGGACGCGTTGGATTACATACATGATTTATCAAGTTCCAAACCTGTTGATAAAAGCACTTGGGATAAACGGGCAGACGGCTCGGAAAAGGGGACGGGGTTCCTCGGATTGCTTAAAAGACCCGATGGGAAAGTTTCTTCTGAGATTTCTGTTGGTGTAAATATAGACGGAAAAGAAATGGAAATACCAACCCTTGTGCCGACTCTCTCACAGAAGGAAAGAGACTATCTTTTGAATGATGGCAAGCCGACTAAGGAAATTGTTGCAAAAGCGACTGCTTTTGCCAAGGAAAGATTGGCTCAAGGGAAATCAGTCTTTGCGGACGATAGTGAATCTCCCCAAAAGAAAGGAAATACGGAGCGGGAATCTCTCGACTACGTGTTACAGAAAATGAATGAGGGGAAACTTACGGCTCAAGAGGGTAAGGATATAATCAAAATGTTTACCGTAAGTCCTGAAGATGATCCCGTTTTTAAAGTTCCGAAGAACGCCACGCTTGAACAATACATCACTTCTCAGGGTGATAAGAACGCGATGTCGGAAGATAAAAGAAAAGCAAGCGGAACGTGGTGGAAATCCCTAAAATCGACCGGGCTTCCTCCAGTTGATATTTATAATGCCGCTCGTAAGATTATCGGAGGGTACAACTCCGACAATGGAAACGACAAAAAAGACACCGTGAATTGGGCGGCATCTCAGGCGAAAGACCAGATCAAAAAATCAAGGATAGAAAAACATCCGAACTTTTTTCATTCTCTTCCCAAAGAAGGAAAGGTTTATCAAGGGTATCGATATTTTCCCGATGGCGATGCCATAGAGGAATCCTGAAATGGATAAAGTCTCTCCCGATTCTATTCTGGATCAGATAGATCCTACGTCTACTTCTCCAGACAATACTTCCACTCCCGTTCAGACAAGAACCTCTCCCGATGATGTTTTAAAACAGGTGGATGGTTTTTCTGAAAAGCCTAATTTCCCCGTGACGGAAGTTCGTACTCCTTTGGTAAAATCTTTGTCCAGGAATTTTTACGGTGGCCTTCTTGATGCGAACTCCGGGATCAATAGACTTTTAGGATTAGGTGCTTCGAAGTGGACGAAAGATATTTTTGTGACTCCCGGAGAAGAGGAATCACAAAAGATTTCTAAAGAAACGAAATCAGATAATCCCGTTTTTCAATTCGCCAATGACTTCTCCCGTTCAGTCGGTAGTCTCGCGGAAGAACTTCCGGCTCAAATTATGTTTGGGATTTCTGGAAAGATCGCTATGGCCGGGAGACTCGCTCCTGAGATTGGAACCTATCTTTCTAAGATCCCTGACTTCGCTTTAGGCATGGGAGTCGAAGAGGGTGTTCAGGCCGCGGAGAAAGGTAAAGACCCGACAATGCCATTTATTGAAGGATTGGGAAAGGGTCTTGTCTATGGAAAGATCGGCGGGGAAGGGAAGCTTGGGGAGACGGCTGAACAAGCTATTAAACGCCATTTAACAGCTATCCCGAAGCTTTCGAGTGTTGGTATGGCTGAAGCCGTTTACGAAGCTCTGAAGGCCGGCAGGAACCCAAAATCAGAGGAAATTATGAAGGGTGCGGCGATGGGAATGGCCTATGGCGTTCTTTTCTCGATTCTTCCGGTCCTAAGATCCGCTTCAGACATTTCGGTTAGGACTCCGATTGATAAACTCCAAGCCACAATGCAGAGAGTTATGGACGGACATCACGGAAACGAAGGAATGGAGATTAAAGGTCAGTTAGCGGATAAGGGACTAAAAATTCAATATGGGAAAAAGGAATATCCCATTGATTCTGTCCAGCAAGCGTCTGACAAGTGGAATGATCTTCGGGATATGGCTATGAAAGAAGGCGTTACTTCTAAAGAAGCAGATACCCCTCTCATAAAAGACGCATCTGGAAAAACAGTCGGATATATTTCTTGGAATGGAGTGGTATGGAAGGGAGAACCTGGAGTCGGGAAACGAGTCGAATGGAAGAGTGCGGAAGAAAAAAAAGGAACGGATGCCATCAAACAAGACATTCAGGAAGTTATGAATCATCCCGATATTCCTGAACAGACCAAAGACGTTATCTCAACCATCACTTCCCATGAAATGTCCGAAGACCCACACACAGGAGAACAAGTCCCTTCAAAGGCTTTGGATGAAAAAACTCCGTATAACAATCTGAAGAATATCGTCGGAAATTATTTCAGGGAGAAGAACAAGACGAAAGAACTTGAATTTGATGCAAATAAATTAAGGACTCAGCAGACCGCCGATCAAATCATGGCGAAGAGAGTTCTTAAAGAACTTGGAATTTCCTATAAGGACGCTGAAGCAATCCTTCATTATGACGAGTCTCAAAATGTTCACAAAGGAGAAGACCTTCCTCCTCTTACGCCCGACCAGAAAAAAGTTTATGACAACGTATTACAGCCATTGAAACAGGCGGTCAATGCTCTCTATGAAGAATTGGGTTCCGATGCTCCTCCACGAGAAGAAAGCCAGGGTCTTATTTCAAGGAACGCTTTAGGGTTCGGCGGCCTTTGGGACAAGATGCAAGCCGGGAGAGATGTCGGGAATCCTTCAGGAAATTTCCTTAAAGTAAAATCAGGAGCCATGCGCCGGCGGAAGATGA